GATCTGTGCTGTAGTTTAAACTATCGTGTGCCCACATTAGATCTATACTAATAGGAAATAAATTTTCCTTATCATATACATCACATATTTTATTGATATTTTTAAGGTTAGGAACTTGAGCTATTTTACCAGGATCTTTGTCCACTGCAAACACATTAAAATTATATGGCTCTGGGGGGTCATTATAATTTTCTAAGGTAGCCCACCATTGGGTATCTTCGCCGACACCACAGCCCATATCAGCAACTGTGCGTATGCTTTCTAAAAACGTATCGTACTGACGGACTGTGTCTAATATATGTGTTGCGTGCCTATTAGCCAATTGATGCATCCTCCATGCCTGCTGTTCTCAAGCGTGTTACATGTCCAAGCATAAAGTTCTTGCTTTCAAGACCTTTCATGATACCCAACCACTTGTTACGTAACAAGGCTACTTCATTAATAATAGTTTCAAAATCGATCACTTCATCTTCACCATCAACATACTTTTCTACGTCACGACTAGTTAATGCTCGTTGATAGTTTTCTAAATACTTTTGAAAGTGTGTCCTACGTATCTTTCGTAGTTTAATATTAAGATAATTAAGCACCGCTTCAACCTCTTGCAGTTGATTAAAGCGACGCTCAGTTATACCGGGCAGGCCAGCGAGATTTTTCTCTATGTTACCATATACAGCAACTTCTCGTCGTGCTTCTTCTAATTCCTGTTCATAGTGTTGTATGAAATCAGGTATCGAATTAAGACTAGCTACTACTTTTGAATACCACATAATGCCTCGTATTTAATTAACCATGGAAACGTTTGTCTCCAATTGGTATTTCTTCTTCTATCTTTTTCATTGAGGTATACTAATAGCTTAGTAATCTCTTCTAAATTCTGTTCTGTTGCTAGTATTTGTTTTAGAATTCCGTCCATATATTGATATGCTGATTTATCTTCATCAGTAATCATTGGCATTAATTTTAATATCTCCTCTGCTGTACTTGCAAATTCTTCCTTGCCTAAGATCTCTCCTTTGAGATAACTTGGTCCAGGAGTAACACTACTAAACCATTGCCCAATTTGCCTATCTTTTCGCCAATTGGCAAGTTTAGCTAATAATGTCGGCATAGTTTTAATAGTCAATGCAGATATAGTCTGATTGATATTTAAATACAACCATTTATTGTCTAATAATAATTTAAAATTTTCTTCCCAAGAATCAAGATTGAGCCCCCACCTAACATATTCTTGTTCAATACCCCAACAATCAATACTACAGGTAATATCTACTCGTTTAAGTTTTCTTGCTGCTAATAATTTTTTAAATCTATCGACGAATTCTTCAATGCGTTTTTTTGGAACCATTAAATTTGTAACTATGTTAAGTTCACAATCAGGATTAGGATATTTTTCAATCATATCTAACAATTTATCAAATTCTTTTTGATAAAAAGGTTCTCCTCCCAACACATGTAGTCGTTTAACCTTTATAAAACCATCTGGGAACCATTGCCAAAAAAGAGGGACCAGATCTTTAAAATGATTAGGTGTTGGAATGATTTTAATTCCGTGGCTTTCAAAGTTGCCAAATTCTCTATTCTCAGTTTCAATTGTTGAACTTAAACTTGCACTACAATACAGACATCCTAAATTACAAGCGTTATTAAAATATACCTCAACTATACTAGGGGAAATTATTATAGCTTCTGGATCTCCATCGAGTTCTACGGGAGTTAAATTTGGTATAGTCTGCTGACGCATTCTATCACTGAACCCGCCCACTTCTTCAATCTCTCGACAGTAGCTACAATTTGTTTCGGGCCATTTACCTTCTAACATCATCTTTCGATCAGATAATTTTAAAGGAGTATTATGAAAATCAAAAAAGTTTTCAGATGTTAGTTCAGACTCTGCTGTTCTATGGCAACTTCTGGTAATTCCGCTATTAAGAAAAACAGTGCTCCAGGCCCATTTTAATTGACAAGCTGTAGCAGTTTTAATAGGAAAATACTTATCAGACATTAATAATCATCACCGTCATCTTCTTCATCAGCGATCGCTTGATCTTCTTCATCGCCAAGATACTCTTTAACAGCACGACCCAAATAAGCATCAGTTCCGCCAAAGGTTTTAAGTTCACTTTCAGTGATATTGTGATCAGCTGCAACACTGATGACATGATCTGCTGCGGCTTGGCGATCTTTAGGACCGATATACTCTTTACAAGTAAGCCAAACTTCACTAGCAATATCTAATTCAATGCTCATTCTGCTGTCTCCTCTTCTGTTTCTTCAACTACTTTTGACTCGGTGCTTAGTAAGGTCACATTAGATGATAACTCTTTCATTACTTTATCTAAACAACCGTCTTCATTTCGTTCCCATGCTTTACGGAATTGTTTAATAGTTGTTTTATCAGCAAAGGTATAAACTAAACTATTGCCTTCTTTCTTAAGCAAGTTTTTAGCTTCTAACATGTCCGTTAAGCCACTGTATGGACTCATACCGGTTTCATATGGAATCTCAACTTGAACACTTTCAAATGGTTTAGCATAACGTGTCTTCATGATCTTACAAGCAGCACGGATACCGTTAACTGTCGTGGTCTTATTACCATCAGCATCTGTTTTAAGTTTAAGTTTACGCATAGCTACCACGATACTCGAAGCGTAGATAAAGCCTTGACCGCCTGATATCTTATCATCTGGGTCAAACATATCTTGGCTTGCGTATGTATGATTCGTGCAAACTAATCCAAGATTCAATGTACCAAACATATTTACGCAGTTACGAACCAGTGCTGTAAGTGCTTTAGGTTTACGACCCATATCACCTTTCATCTCACCTGCTTCAAACTGGTTTACGTCTGTTGGTGTTAGCATCATACCTAAGCTATCTATAACAAACAATACTTTGGGGCGATCTTCTTCTGGTAGTGTGCGATATTCTTTAACAAAGTCACTGATAACCTTGGCCACATCATCAATCATAGCCATGTTAAGTTTTAGTAATTTGTCTTCTGTAGTATCTACACCAAGTGCGTGTAACCATGCTTCGTCAAGTGCGTTTTCTGTATCGATCAAGATTACGTAAATTCCTTGCTCTTGTGCATGACGCACAATATTACCTGAACAGATAAATGATTTACCTGCACCTGATTCCCCAGCAAACACAGTAACTTTACCCATCGGAATCCCTCTTTCAAAGTTACCAGATAGTAGGTAGTTTAATGTATAGTTGCCAGTGCTGATCCAATCTGTGGGATCGTTAAAACCAATACCCAAGCCTTCGATGCTTTTGGTAATTGACTTTCTAAATTTTGATATATCAAATGGTTTTGCCATGTTTATTGCCCTCTATTAAATTATATAATTCTGTAAATACTGCCCTACTATTAATGCTACGTCTTTGATCCATTTTTGCTATCTCTGCTAAACAGTATTCGATATTCTTTTCTACGGGTGTTTTTATATATTGTAACACATTTCTCAGACCGTTTTCAAGTAAAAATCCTGATTTCTGATTAATCCAGTCTTCCAATTTGCTTTCTACTGATTGTAGCATAGTATTTGGTAAATGTCTAATGTTTAAATATTCAGGAATTATCATCGCCCCAACAATAAAACTATTGTCATGAAAACCCAGATTACGTAAATATTCGATACAACCAAATAATGATTGATAATTTAACAAGAAGTGCAACATATTAAAACTGACCTTATGATTTAAAGTTTTAATTACATTGAGATTATCTAAAAAGTCTTGCCACTTGCCGCCCCAACGTATGTATTCATATTCAGCTTCTATAGTTTCTACACTGATAACCCAATGCACGTTTGGGAAAGTACAAATTAAATCAAATATCCGTGTATCCACTTTACTTAGATTTGTGTTAATACGTAGATTAACATTAGGATTCGTTTGTTTTAATAATTCTAATAATTCTAAATTTTCTTTCATTAGCAATGGCTCACCACCAGCCATATATACATGTTTGAGTTGATCAGCACGATCAAATATGTATTGTTTCATCTGTTGTAGTCTATGTTGTGGAACTTCATTAAATTTAATACCTAATTCGGTAGCCCACTTGCTGCTAAATTCAGGTCCACAATAGACGCAGGCAAAATTACAAGTATTATTCCATCTTATGTCGATGGTACTTAGATTAAATGTATCGATGCTTCTATATGTATCAAAGCTGATATCTTTAAGTTCTTTGAGATAAAACACTCGATCACTGATAATATCAAAACCTTTAGTGTCCTTTTCCAAATCATAACAGACATTACAGGTCGGACCTGGTTTGTTATATGTCATGTTGTGTTTAGTTGTTAAATTAATGTCGCCTTGGAGTATTTCTACAATCGTATTGTCTTTTAAATTACCTATATGTGTGGGATTACGAATACAGTTCTTTACGGTACCGTCAAAGTTATAAATAAACCCTGTCCAAGGAATAGGGCAGAAGTTTTTATTAGTTAGATATTCTTTGCTATCCACTCTGTTACTCCCTGCGCATATTCATCAACATCCATGTAGTCTGGTGGTGCTTGTCCTGGTTGTGTAGCAATATCACCCGGTCTGACCAGTAGCAATCTTGGCCATTCACTACGTTGCTCTAATAATTGTGTTGCTAGGTCTAAGGCTTTTTTCTGTATGATATATTCATCCCATTCTTCTTTAGGTGGTAATAGTATATTAGTCATCTGTGTGCCAACATTGATAATATATTTCTGTTGCCCTCTCCAACGACGCCATACTTCGAATAGTAATTCTGTCTGTGCGTAGCCAACTTGGGCGTTGTTAATAAACATATCACAGGGTTCAATCATGCCTGCTACCTTAGGCAAACTACGAATGTTATATCCATTACGTCGGCTAAGCCCAACAACTTCATGTCCTTGCGCTGTATATATATTAGTCAATGCTTGCCCAATACCTGCGCTGTGCCCTGTAATGGCTATTTTCATAGCATGCCTCTTAATCGTTTTTGCTCTTGTATGTATGCCAAACTCTCAGATGTATCTTTATTTTCAACTGCTAGTTCTTGTGGTGTTGTCAGATAAGCCCAGCTATGATCAATACCATGCTCTTGGGCAAATGCTAGGATATTTGGAAGATCGTCTACGTTCAACACACTCACGGTAGTCCATAGGTTTAATTTTACCGGCATTGTTTTATATGTCATTAAATTTTTATAAAACTTGTCCCATTTAATCGGCC